TCTACCCCAGTAGTACCATCTTGAGAAATTCCTCCAATAGATGAGCCATTATGCCTACAAATTAAAAAACTAAATCCATTGCCTGCACCACTGGCATGACCAATTTCTAAATGATTTCCATTTGTATTTTTTCTAAAAACAAATCCTTCGCTACTTATTGCACCATTGCCACCAGTATGACCTAAACCACCAACAGAATCAGCATTTATTCGCATAGCTTCTGTAACTGAACCACCACTTAAAGCACCTAATATTAATGCACCAGCTTCAGACCCATTGGCTACATTCTCTGTAAAAGACCTAACTTCAGCATAATCTGTTAAATTACCAGCATCATCATCTCCTGCAAAACGTATAGTAGCAGAACTTGCAGAGTTTGCAGCAAAATCACGATGTATTCTTAATGAGTTTGTAGCAGAGCTTGATACTTCTAAAGGGGATGAAGGACTACTTGTTCCTATACCAACATTTCCACTGCTGTCTATACGCATACGTTCATTATTTGCAGTTGAAAACGCAAGATTATTGTCGGCTGGTCTAAATATTGCTGCAGCAGTTTGTGGAGTTGATATTGAACCTGAAAAAGATATTGCAGAAGATAATAAGTTAACACCACCACTAAATATTGCCATACCAGCGGCAGACATATCAAGTGTTAAAGAAGTAATAGTAGAACCACCATCATTGCCTTTAAATATTATGTCCTCGTCACTTGCGGCACTATTAATAATTAAATCACCAGTAGAGTTTAATAAATATGAATCAGTACCATCGTGATACAACTGAAAATCATTTCCATCACCAAGCCTTATACCTCTACCATCAACAAAATCTGCATTGTGTGCAAAAGCCGCTCTACCACCATCAGACATATCAAGTGTAAGGGCAGTTATTGTAGAAGAACCATCAAGTCCTTGAAATATAATGTCTTTATCTGCACCTAATGAACCAATTATAAAATCACCTGATGAATTTTGAAAATTACCCCAATTCACTGTATCATCTTGTAAAACAATTTGACCAGAATCAGAGTTGATTACTAGCTGACCATCTATATCTAATGTTAAGTTACCACTAGATAAATCAATCTCTGTGCCATCTATGGTTATGTTATCTACTACTACACCTGCGTTTGATGTTACAACTCCAGTGGTAGTAATATTTCTAAAACCTGTAATATCCTTGTTTGAGTCAGCAACAACAGCTAACGAAGCAGAAACAGTCCCTGCTGTAATTCCATCTAAAAGGTTTAATTCGTCAGGCGTGGAAGTTATCGCAGTATTACTAGCTGCTGCAAGAACGGGTATTGTACCAGATACGTTAGGCAAGTTAATTGTTCTATCTGCCGTTGGGTCCACAATAGTAAGTGTTGTCTCATGAGCATCCGCAGTTGCTCCCTCAAATACAACTGCATTGGCTGCGTTCATTGTAACAGTGTCTACTGTAGTTGTAGTGCCTGCTACTGTAAGTTTAGGAACTAATAATTCACCCGTGCTTGGGTTATATCTCAACGCTCCAGTATCATCTAATAAAGCATTTGATTCATCGTGAAATACTATAGGAAAGTTTGTATTAGCGTTGCTATCTGTCACAGTGGCTGTGGCTGCTAATGTTGCATTTGCTACTGTAACACCTGCAATAACTGTATTGAGTGCAGTTCCATTAACTGTTATAGCATCTGCTTCTAATGTACCATCAACATCTAAGTCACCATTGAAATCACCATTGCCCGTTAGAGTCAATGTTCCAGACATGGCAACATTACCTGCAAACGTACCACCATCTGAAGCACTAACCATATCAGAAGTAGAGAAGACATCATACACAATGATCTCAACTATATCATTAGCTGCTGCTCCTTGATCTAAAACAATAGCTGTACCACTAGTAGATGTATAATCAGCTTCGGCTAACTTCACACCATTTTGGTAAACATCTACAAAGTTACTGTCTTTGTAACTTAATGTTATACCCTCTGCACCTGCACCAGTAAAAGAAGTTTGGCTGCCACTAGCAGTATAGGTGTGTTTTTTTCTAACACCATTTTGTGGACTGACTCCAATGTAAGCCATAAAATCTCCTAACTAGCCTTATCTTCTTCTTTTAAAGACTGTATTAATCTATTTGTAAACATATCTTTAGATGCGTTTGCACGATCTGCCGCTGCAACATGTTGATTATACTCTACTTGTGAATTAGATATTTGTTGAATAAAATAGTTCTGCTCTTTTGATAAGTCTTCTCTATTATATTCTTTGTCGTTAATTTTGATTATGTTAGATTTTTCAGTCATAAAACTCTCCTTAACTAGGCTCTGTTGGAAATGTTACGTTTGTTAATATACCATCTACAACTTTAGGATCAGCCGTAGACGTTAAATCTCTTAGTGCTTGACGATAAGTTACCCACTCAGCTTTTTTACTGTCAGATAATTTATTGTCTGCCACTTGTGTCCAATCACACAATGACAATCTAAAATTTCTCTCTTCTCGTAATAAATTCATTGGATAAGCAGATTCTAACTCTGCCATTTTATCTGTAATTTCTTTTTCAGTTGGCTCTGTTTGCGATGTATCCTTCCAATCAAGAACATCATTACTCATATTCCATTCTGCATTTGGTCTTAGTGCATGTATTGCGTCTGCTCTAAAATATGGCATTATCCAGCTATCTCCATTGCAATAATAGTAGATCTTTCTCCACCTTCACTATAATTTAATGAATCACTCCCACTTGATCTTTTGATATTAATTGAATATGTAACTTGACTTGTAGTGTTTGGAGTATCTAACTTTACAAATTCTGAAGCATTTCTTTTTATACTACCACTTGATCTGTTAGCTGTTGTACTTGCTATACCTGAAGAATCTCTCCTTAATTCAAATTCGAATATACCAGTTGTATTAGTGCCACCTAAGTTATAACTCATACTACAAGTAATAAAAACCTTACTACTTGTTGATGATGGTGTTATGTTTACTGATTGTGCTGTAACAAAGCTATTAGAAGAAGTTGTTGTTGTGCTAGTTGTTGTGCCTTCTACAACTTGCAAAACTTTACCAAGCCCACCACCTGAAGTTGATAAAACTCCTCCACTAGTAAGCTCAAGTAATGTAGAACCTGATGAATTACTTACTCTAAAATTATCTGCACCACCTGAACCTAGCCATACATGATTATTACTACCATTTTTTAAACCAAGTCTATATTGATTGCTACCTTGAATAAACGCTCTTTTGTCATCATCTGTACTGCCAACAATAAATTTTGCACCAGATGATTCATCCGTTGTGCCTACCGCAAGAGCTTGGCTTGAGGTTATCCTTGCTGCTTCAGTATCATTCGTATGGAATCGCATACTATCACCATTATGGGCATATATAATTTCACCCGCATCATTTAAATCGGGGTCGCCAAAAGCAATAGTTGAATTAAAGTTAGCTGCTGCACTTAAAAGCTGTTGAACAGATCCATCAGACTTTGCAACTTTAAGTTGATAACTTGTTGATGCTCCACCACCAATACTTACAGCATTTAAACTAGCATCAACAACTAACATATTGGCATTACCATCTGACTCAACACGAAAGTCAATGTCTTTGCTATCGTCATTAAAAACTGTTTCTGCTGAAGATAAATTCATTCTATCTACTGTAGAACCAGCTTGTTTGGTTTGAAGAATAAACTGACCATCTTCTGTACCATCAGTAACATCAGTGGCTTTTATGTTTATAGTTGCATAATCAACATCTTGGCTATTATCATTACGTCCTCTGAAATCTAACTCGCATAATAAATCACCATCAGCAGGACTTGCTGAGTTTCTATAAAATACTTGATGAGGACCTATACCTGAATCTGCATCTGTGGATACAAGTTCTAGTTGTGCAGTATTATCAGCAGTAGTTATTGTAGTTGCACCATTGACTGCAAGTGTACCAAAAGTACCTAAACCAGTAGTAGTTATCGTACTAGACCCAGTATCAATATTACCAAAGCCACTTGTGATTGACCCTGCATCTAATGCACCAGTTGTAACTATGCTAGAACTACCTGCAACTGGAGATGCACCTATATCTGACAAAACCTCACTTGCTGATCTACCCTCAATGCTTGTGCTATTTACTCTTAGGAAATCATCATCTACTACACCACTTGTAAACACAGGTAAGTTGCCGTTTGAGATACCAGTTGATAAAGTAGCGACTGTCGTAATAGCAGTGCCATTTAAGGTCATAGCATCCGCTTCAAGTGTTCCGTCTATATCAACATCACCTGATATATCTAAATTTGTAAAAACAGATGTACCGACTGCTGTAATCTTATCATTAAAGGTGGCTGCTCCCGCCTCTGACATGTCAAGGGTCAAAGCAGTTATTGTAGAACCGCCATCGCTACCTTTAAATATTATATCTTTATCAGAAACAGAAGAAATTATTGATAAATCACTACTAGCTAAAGAAACTTGCCCAACCTCCGTTCCACTGGACTTAAATCTTATTGCATTATTTGCTGCATCTAAAGTAATGTCATCTGCTGAATCTAAAGTAATCATACCACTAGACAGGTCAATTTCTGTACCATCTATTGTAAAATTATCAATTTTTATTCCTGCGTTAGCAGTAAGCACACCACCAACTCCAAGTGTTCCACCTGCTGTAACATTCCCACTAAATGTACCTGTAGTTGTATCTACGGCTACGGCTGATATTGTGGCTGGTTGTTTTCCTATATATGGCATCTTAGGTTATCTCCATATAGCTCATTATAACTGAAATTTTATCTGCCACAGAACACTGAACATTTATAATATCTCCAGCATTTAAAATAATTTTATTACCTGCCATTATCTCAACAGAAGATCCAACAGGTATTGGTATAGCTTTAACAATTTGAGCAGTTGTATTTTGTGTCTGACTTGTTTGTTGCGTTGTTGATGCAAGACTAACTGTTGCCGTCACTTGTGCAGTATGAACATTTGCCATAGTAAAGCCAATAATAACAACTGTGCTACCAGTTTGAGTTGTATATAATGTTTCATCAGTGTTCGCTGATGTAGACATTACATCTCTTGTGATAACCTTAAATGTATTTGCCATTCTTTATCTCCTAACCAAGAGCTATCGCCAAAGCTGTAGACTCATCAGCTATAACTGAATTTAAAGTTGCTCCATTTACTGTAACAACATCTGCTTCTAATGTGCCATCTACATCGACATTTCCAGTAACATTTAAATTACTACCTAATGAAACATTACCACTTGCATCTAAAAAAACAGTTTTAGCGGCAGGCAAAGTACAAAATACTGTTCTTGTACCAGATGTCCAGCTAACTGCATTGTTTGAATTAGAACTAGACAATATTGTTGTTCTAGCAAGTGTAGTTCCAGATGATGCAAAAGTTCCTAAACCAACTTCAAAATCAGTATTATCAGTGCAACAATAGTAAGTGGTATCACCATCACTAAGATTAGCCGTAAAGGTCTCAAAACCAGTAACCGCACCACCTAATGTAAGTGTGCCAGTACCAGTTGTGGTAGAGGTTTCTTTTATTCTATCTGATATTACAAGTGCCATTACTTCAACTCTATTGTTAGATTTCCTGCGTTTATTCTAAATATATCACCTGATTCTATTGTTTTATTTACATCTAAAGCACCTACAAATAAAGTATTACCACCACCAGTTGAAGCATTATCGGTTATAATAACATGTGTAATTGTATTACTTGTGCCACCAGATGCTGGAAAATCAATGGGTTGTGCATTGGTTGCAGTTTGTGTATCTGTTGAGTCTGCACCTATGGTTGTCCAGTTTGATGCTGTAACTTGTTGCCTTGCATAGTTTGTAAATGTTGCTTCTGTAACTGATCCAGTTTCTGCCGTACTTACTGCCGTTGCAAGTCCTACATAAATACTGTCACCCGGCGATGAAAAACTAAGAGAGTTATTTTTAAATAAGAAATCTAATATTCTTCTCTCTAAATAATTGGTTGCTGCATTTGCTGTTGCCATTTTATACTCCTATGTTCTCTGCGCTCTTGGTAGACCTTCAGAATAAGCATCAGTGTTCTCTCTAGCTTCTCCGTAATCTTTGAGTCTTGTTAATTGATCCATAAATCTTTTCTCATATTGTTGTATGAGATCAGGTTCACCTTTCATAAATAAATATGCATCTACCAACGATCCAAACAATAATGCAAATGGAGCATTAGTGCTTAACCATGTTGTGCCACTATCTGCACCAGCAGTTAAACTAGCTGGTCTATAGTAGTAATGTAATTCTACTGCATAATTTGAATTTGGGGTAGGGGCAACAATAAAGTTATTCGCATCAAACTGCGCATAGAATCTTGGTGTTGCTGTAGATGAGGAGGCATCATAAGCCTCTTGTAAAAAGTTAACATCTTTTTGTAAGAGAAATGCCTCACTACCAGATGTTGTTATCTGTAATGAAAATGATGCTAGATAGTCTGTTGGTAATGATAAAAACTTGTCGCTTGTGGTAAACGCTGTAGTAACATTCTTTCTGAATATCTCTAGATCTACGCTTTTGAATATTCTTTCTTCTGCTGCCTGTATAAATCTAGGTATTGCCGTTACAAAATTACTTTCTCCATTATCTGTATATTCTTGTATGGATGATTTCAATTCTGCTAATGTAAAGCTCATTTAAGCCTCCAAAGTAACTGGTCCCACTGTAGCAAACACCCCACCGCCTGTAATTGACCCAGAGGTAGATTCTGCAGCAACAGTAATAGTATATGTATCATCTGTTAATTTAGTTATAGCATATCCTGTAGCTAAGTTAAAGTTTGCCGCTGTTAATCCATCAAAACCTAAACAGTTTCTGAATCTTACTGTGTCTGATGTAGATCTGCCGTGGTCTTTTTCTGTCACCGTTACAACTGTGCTACCACTATCTGCAGCAGCAGTTGTAAAAGGGTCAGTTAACAAAAGTCTTTCTGTTGCAGGCTCTATCCTATCTGGTCTTGCATTTAACAAAGACTGAGTATCATCAGTTTTAAATTTGCCTAAATGATTCTGTGGATGATCTGGATCAACAACATCATATCCAACCATCATACCAGTTTTAGCACCGTTTCTAATTTCTGGTATTAGCTCCCTAAGCGGATATCTAAATCCTGTCTTATCGCATATACCATATGCATATTTACCAACTGAATAAGGCATTACTTTTCTTTCTTAGTTTTATAAAAATACTCATCACTATCACCAAATCTATCTAACTTACCTTCGTTTTCAACTTGATAATAATCTGTGCTAACCAAAAAGTCAGGTGTTAGAGGTTTATCTGGTGTTAAACTATTATCGTATATTCTTGTTCTATTATTTGGATACAAACAAAACTGACCATTTTCTAATTCTAACAAATTATGTGACTTATGTTCTTGTGGTGTTTCGCTTGTACTAAAATCAACTGTGTCTATGTCACCATGATAATTATCTAATGTAGCTATGTAACTGCCTTTGAGACTACCTGCATCTCTCGTATATATTTCATATGTCATTGATCCTATAAACTGCTTTTGTATACAGGTCACATTGTAATCCATACAATTCCAAAACTGTAAATTATACAAATCTAAGTCTGGCTCTGGTGTCTTTGGCTCACTAACAAAAGCACTTATTGGTAGCTTGTCAAACATAGCACCGTATTCTGGTAAATATGTTTCAAAATAAAAAGCTCTACCGGGCAAAGATTTACAAGAAACCCATATACCTTTTACAAACTTGCCATGTCCGTCTTCATGATCACGTAAATATTCTTTTCTAACCCATACTTGGACAGCAGGTAAATTGCATATTAATCTCGACAACTAGTAACCTCTATTAAATCTGAGTCCTTTTGTAGCGGCTCCTCCACCACGCATTTTAATAACTTTGCCACCTTTTTTCATGTATCCCATTTTGTTAACTACATCAGGTCTTTCTTTTTTTAACGCTTGAAGACCTTTAGCCTCTGGTGGAATAGGTTTTTTCATAGTGCCGCCTCCTGCTTTCTTTTTAACTTTTGCATAATTTTCTGGTGACATTCTTGCTTTTGCAAACTTTTTGCCACCTCTCTTTACTAAATTATCATAAGTAAACTGTGCATCATAAGATGAAGTAGGCTTACCTCCCTTTTGAACAATATTACTTCTTTTCTTTTTTACAGGAGCTTTTTTTGGAGCAACTTTTGGTGTTTTTTTCTTTTTAGGTAAATCAAGTTCAGGACCTGTAACAACACCTTTACTCTTTTTTGTTTTAGGTTTTGTAGCTGCTACAGATTTCTTAGGCTTCACTAGCTCAGAAACACCTGAAGTTAAAACAGCCCTGTTAACCATCTGTTGAAATCTTTTAGCATTTGTTGGTGACATACGAGATACGTTAGATCTAGGTGTCACTGCTGTACTAGGTTTTTTTAACTGAGTTGCCCTTGGCTTTGTTACTGCTGTAGACCTTAAACTCTTTGGTCTTGGCTTTGGCAATGGCTGTGTTTTGGTTCTTTGTGTATTAGTAACAAGTCTTTGAAATCTTTGAGATGGTTTTAACATCCTCGGTAATTGACTTAAAAATTTTGGTATTCTTGAAAATGGTAACACACCCATACCAATATTCATCATATCTTCTTTTGTTATTCTTCTTTTGTTAGGTCCTGTCTGTACATTTTTGTCTTTTTCTATTCTACCAGACATGACATTATAATTAGGGTCATTTATTTTTCTCTTAGCTTCTTCAAGAGTCATGCCGCCTGTTTTTATTTTTTTCTTTTTAACAGCCATTATTTTTTCCTCTTCATAACTTTAGATTGAAACTCGACCTTTGAATCAGGTGCTTTTCTCATGTCTTTACCAGATACACCGCTACCTTCTTTCATAAACATTTTTTTCTTACCTATAGATTTTGGTCTTGGTTTAGGCTTAGTCATCATTGGTCTTGGCTTAGGGGTTGGTGTGGTTGTTTTTTTCTTAGGCTTAGATCCTGCAACACCTAAAGCGCTAAGTGTAGGCTTTGGTGTTTTTCTTAAACCCTGTGCTGTCTGTGAGGACCTTTTGCTTATACCACTTATTGTCTTGCCTTTACCCGGCTTCTTTGGCACCATTCTATATTGACCGCCTCTTTTCGGCTGTGTTTTGGCTGTGCCTGTTGTTGCTGCACCCACATCTTTCGCAGTCTTTATAACTCTTTTTGCAACTTGACCGGCTCCTTTTATGAGTCTTGCTTGTGGTGTCACAGCAATTGTGCCTAGAATAGCTTTTTCTACTTTGCCTGCTCTTCTTCCCTTCTTACGCATACTTTCAGCTTTTTTCTGATTAGGATTGCCTTTTCTACCAGACATTACATTGTAATCAGGATCAGTAATTTTTTTCTTTGCAGATTCTAGTTTACCGCCATTTTTTTTGGCTTTGACTAACTGTCTCATTTTTCTTTGAGCCTCTGCTGCACTAATTTTCCCTGCTCTTGCCGCATTAGCTAAATTTTTAAATTGCCCTACTTTAGCTGGACCAGTTCTGTCTTTTCTTATTCTAGTAACTTTACTTGGCAATTTTAACCTCCGTAGAAAGTATTGTATGGTACAAATCTAGCAGACGAGCTATCTTGATCTTCCCCTGCCGCTAACTCAAACTGAAACTCGTACTCTTGTTTTAAAGGAGCAACTCTATTTGCAACTTCTGGTCTTTTCATAGCAATATAGTAAGCCAAGCCAGAAACAAGACATGGTGCAAATCTTGGTGGCACAAAAGATGTTGTTGTCCCATCAATACCAGATGAAATCCCATCTATTCCCACAATTCTAAAGAAAGATAAAGTATATGTGTCTGCACTATCTGGCACAGGCCACATGGTAACTGTTACAGAACCGGCAAGTCTTTGCACGAATATCTGTGTAGGCTTACCTTGTGTGTTCTTTGCGCTTTGCTGTGCATATGTTGAAACGCTAATTCTTGTTAAATTTGTATCTACCTGACTTGTGCCAGTTCCAGTTCTAATCTGATGCTCTAATATATCCACAGTATCTGTCGGCATAGTGTATGTTGCTGTGCCTGAGCTAAGTGACAAAGTTCCAGATGCGATTGTCCAAAGATTTAGTCCTCTATTCTGCCATTCCATAGTTAATAAATTAAAACTACGTCTAGCGTTTCTTAAATCATTGCCTGTTCTTAATTCTAATCCTGCTCTTGCATATGCCTCTTCAAACAGGTCTGGTATATCTGGGACTACTACTGCCATTTATTTGACCTTTCTATAAGCTCTCGTCTTTCTTGCAATCTTTTTGGGCTGTTTAGATACTTGTTTACCTGCTCTAGTTGCTTTTCGTTTAGCAGCCGTAGAACGGGCATATTCAGAGGGCGAAAGAGCCTTAATTGCTTTTTCAGGTAAGTAACGCTCACCTGTTGCCTTTGGCCCTTGTGTACTAGGTTTACCACTTTTGGTTCGCCACTTCTGTTTACCCCAAGCCTTTAAACTCCTTTGTGGTTTTTTTAATCCGCCCATTACTTTTTATTCATCCATGCTGTTGTACCCATGTATGCTCCTACGATACCAGCTCCACTTAAATAAAACAGATTGCTAATATCTGCCAAGGCTTTAACTCTTTCTACATCTACAACAAACATAGCTGCTGTAAATACACCCATAGCTATTAAAGTATACCTTGCCATTCTTAGTTGAGCAAGGTTTTTGCGAAGGGCTGTTTCTGTTTCCTTGATCTCTTTCATATTAGAAAGCTCTGCATCTGACACAATGCCATCGCCATCTAAGTCATATTCATTATACTTGCTTGATGATTGTAATTTCTTTTGTTTAGTTTTCATTTGTTCTTAACCGCACTATTTAATGAATTTATAACATCATCTATATTAGGCTCTTTTTGCCAAGGATTGTAAACACATTTAAACTTCTTTGGACACCAGCTTTCGATCATCATCTCGTATGTTTCATTGCCACCTTTGTAAATACAAGCCATCATACCAGTTTTTGATTTAATTCTTTTAGCAAGTCTACATGTTGTATATTTTTTTTTTTAGTTTTACCCTGCCAAATCTTTTGTTGCTTTGTATAATCTTTAGGTTTGTATTCATAAGCCTTTGCTTGTTTAATCCATATACCTGCAACTAAAACAGTAAATCCACCAATTATGGCAGCTACAATTAACCAAGTTACAGCTTCGCCTATCTGTCTTCTCAACTGCTGTTGCTTGTAAACAGTTTCTTGTCTTTGCTTTCTTATCTGACCTTCCATAGCCAACAAATCATTGTACGCTTGTGGACCGTAAGTCATGTTTAAAAATACTTTTAATTCGTATCTTTGCTCTTCTAGCTTTTTCTTTGCTGCATACGCAGCGAGAGCCGCTTCTTCTATAGATCCAGCCTTAAACAACTTGCCGAAAAGGGGAGGATTCTTTGCTTGTTTCTCAGCATTGTCAATATCAGAGACAGCTCCCATCCACCTACCTATGTCCCCACTCATCTGTTCTATATCTCTAGCTGCTGAAAATCCCTGTTTTATGGCATTAAAAGCGCTATTCGCTACACTCATTGCAGCGGTAATTGTTAATGGGTCCATTTAGTATTTCCTTATTTGTAGCCGCCACCTGCTTTCTTA